TTAAAGGTTTAGACTTTCAAGCAATGCAAGTCCTTGAGTTAATAGAGGTAGGTTCACCAGATGGTTCTGAGCTTTACTCTCTTGCTACAATGGGTGACGAAGAGATGGAGGATGAGCTGTAATGGGGACGATCACAGTAGATGAAGTAAACTATGATACGGAGTTGCTCTCAGAGGAGGGCAACAACATCCTGCTCCACTTAATGCAAGCTGACACCGCATTAAAGGAAGCTTCAATAACTATGGGCTTAATGAAAGCTGCAACGATTCAGTTAATAGCTGATCTTAAAACTAACCATCTCACGGAAGAGGCGATAGCAACAGAGGAAGTGGAACCTAACGAGGAATAAACCAATGGGTTTTATTAAATTTCACCAGCCATGCTTAGAGTGTGGCTCAAGTGATGCAACGTCAATTAACGAAGACGATTCTGCTTGGTGCTTTAGCTGCAACAAGTATTTTAAAAACTACAGTACAACGGACGTACAACAATCTGATACCATAACGGATTTTGAAGTGTATCAAAGGAACTCTAAGATGGAAAGCCACAACAACGGCTCTGAGTTTAGAGCATTGACAGACCGCAAGATTAGCTTAGACACAGCTAAGAAATACGGAGTGAAGGCTACGCTAGGCTTGAACGGCAGTATTGATAAGCACTGTTACCCTTACTATAACGGTAACGAACTAGCGGCATCGAAGTGGCGAGGCCAAGATAAGAAGTTTTCTTGGGTAGGTGATCAGAAAGACGTAGGCTTATTCGGACAACAGTTGTTTAAAGCAGGGGGTAAGACTATTACTCTTGTTGAGGGCGAGTGTGATGCGATGGCAGCTTACGAACTACATGGTAGTAAGTGGCCTGTAGTTTCCATAAAGTCAGGGGCGCAAGGAGGCGCTCGTGATGTCAAGCATAGTTTAGAATTTCTTGAGTCCTTTGAGTTTATTGTTATAAATTTTGACAACGACAAGGCAGGGCAGGAAGGAGCAAGAGCAATTGCTAAACTTTTTACCCCCGGAAAAGCTAAAATTATGACGCTTCCGCCGGACTTTAAAGACGCTAACGATATGCTAAAGCAGGGCAGACATCAAGCTTATGTCAGTGCCTTCTGGGATGCTAAAGTTTATACACCCTCTGGTGTTATGAACTTGTCCGACCAGTTTGAGGCGTATAAAAAGTTACGGTCAGAGCGTAAGACATCTGTTCCTTTCCCTTGGCAGGGCTTGAATAAAAAGCTGGAGGGCTTGAGAGCAGGTGAGCTTGTTACTCTTACTGGTGGCACAGGGCTAGGTAAGTCTAGTGTTACTAGAGAGCTTGAACATTGGCTTGTCTCACAGACAGAAGATAACGTAGGCGTTATAGCTCTTGAAGAAAACTGGTCGAGGACTGCTGAAGGTATCATGTCCATTGAAGCTAATGCTAAACTACATTTAGATAGTATTAAGCTAGAGCTTGGTGATGATGTTCTTGATAGAACCTATGAGAAAGTTTTTATGGGGGAAAATAAAGGACGGGTTTGGATTCATGCTCATCATGGTGTTAACAACTTGGATGACATCTTTAGTAAGTTGCGCTACATGATTATTGGTTTGGACTGTAAGTGGATAGTTATTGATCACTTACACATGTTAGTCTTATCTACATTAGAACAAGATGAGCGCAAGGGTATTGACCAGATCATGCACCGACTCCGTACAATGGTTGAGGAGACAGGTTGTGGTATGATACTAGTGTCACACTTGCGTAGAGTAGACGGCAACAGGGGGCATGAGAACGGCATAGAGACAGGGCTTAATCATCTTAGAGGTTCACAATCTATTGCTCAGCTCAGCGACTGCGTCATTGGGTTAGAAAGAAATCAACAGAGTGAAGACCTGATCGAAGCGTCTACAACAAAGGTGAGAGTATTAAAATCTAGATACACAGGAGATACAGGAGTTGCATGTAACTTGCTTTATGATAACGACACTGGTAGGCTTGCAGAGTTAAATGATTATGATCCCGATGCCTTCCTTGGAGATGAGCTATGAGTAATTTAGTATTTGATATAGAAGCAAATGGCTTAACGCCAGATAAAATCTTTTGTATAGTGGCCGCAGATGTAGACACAGGGGATGTGTTTACGTTTGACAACACACAACTAGAAGAAGGTTATAAACTATTACAATCTGCTACTAAGCTTGTTGGTCATAACATTCTGTGCTATGATCTACCTGTTATTAAAACCATAGCGGGGGTTGATTTGTTTAGTACAAAGATTGTAGATACCTTAGTGCTGTCGCGTTTGTTTAACCCTACTCGTGAAGGCAACCACGGCTTAGAAAGTTGGGGCTATCGTTTGGGGTTTCCGAAAGGAGACTTCGGTGATCAAGAAGATGCTTGGGAATGCTATACCCCAGAGATGTTAGATTACTGCAAGCGTGATGTACTTTTAAATTTAAAAGTTTATAATGTTTTAAGACAGGAGAGTCGTGGATTTACTCCGCAGTCCGTTAGACTAGAGCATGAGACAGCTAAGATTGTTAATCAGCAGCGCATAAACGGGTTCCTTTTAAATGAACGCAAAGCTCATATGCTTATCGCACAGTTTGAAGAGCGTCTGTTTAACTTAAAAGAAGAAGTACAAGAAGAGTTTTTATCTACAGTCACAACTCAAATCTTAACTCCGCAGTTTACTAAATCAGGAGCGTTAGCTAAGACCGCTAAAGATCAACACGGCAAGGGTGTTAGGCTAACTGATCAAGAGTATAATGCACTAAGCAAGCGTGGTGCTGTAACAAGAGACACTTACAAAGAGTTTAACTTAGGTTCCCGTAAACAAATAGGTGAATATCTAATTGCGTTTGGCTGGAAACCTAAGACCTTTACTCCTACAGGACAGCCCATTGTAGATGAAAGAATTTTAAGTAAGGTTAAGAACATCCCACAGGCTGCACTGATTGCTGAATACTTAATGCTTCAAAAGCGTTTAGCTCAAGTCAATAGCTGGATAAAAGCACTAGAGCCTAGTGGTCGAGTGCATGGATATGTTAATCCTAATGGTGCAGTAACATCTAGAATGACTCATTCTCATCCCAACATGGCTCAAATTCCAAGCAGTTCCTCACCCTACGGTGAAGAGTGTAGGTCTTGTTGGACAGTGCCGGAAGACTATAGGCTAGTGGGGATTGATGCTTTAGGGCTTGAACTTAGAATGTTAGCACACTATTTAAATGACGAGGGCTATACTAATGAAATCCTTAACGGAGATATACACACCACAAATCAACAGCTTGCTGGACTTGAATCAAGAAATCAGGCTAAGACTTTCATCTATGCGCTCTTGTACGGAGCCGGAGATGCTAAGCTTGGGTCAGTGGCTGGACGAGGTAGAGCCGCTGGTAAAATCCTTAGACAATCATTCTTTGATAATCTCCCATCATTTAAAAATCTTACAGGACGAGTACAAAGAGAAGCTAAAAGCGGATACATTAAAGCACTAGACGGTAGAAGGCTTACTGTTCGCTCAGAACATGCGGCCTTGAATACTTTGTTGCAAGGAGCAGGAGCAATCGTGATGAAGCAAGCTTTAGTTTTACTAGATACTAAAATAAAAAAGCACGGTTGGGACGCTAAGTTTGTAGCTAACGTACACGATGAGTGGCAGCTTGAGTGCCACCTTGACGATGCTGTAGATGTTGGTAAGGCAGGGGTACAATCAATCAAGGAAGCAGGCTGTATGCTTAAACTTAATTGTCCTTTAAACGGAGACTATAAAGTCGGGGAGAGCTGGAGTGAAACACATTAATAACTGTATAGATTGTTCTGAGGTTTTAACACTGGGCGATAATTGGACTGAGGCTAGACAGTCTCAGAGTAAGTATCTTTGTAAAAAGTGTTGGACAATTAGAGATAGCTTACGTATGCATGTAAATGGCATAGAGGTATCTAAGTCCCATCCTCTATACAAGGCAGGACGCTACAGGGGGTTTGAGGAAGCAGCTTTTAGTTCTTTAGAGAACTATAAAACTAACCCTGAAGGAGAAGTATATATTATATTTAATCCTGCATGGGACGGTTGGGTCAAGGTAGGCATGGCCGTAGACGCAACTGACAGACTTAAAAACTATCAGACATCCTCGCCCCTTAGAGACTATAAACTTCTATATGTTTTTAAAACAGATAGCCGTAGAGAACTAGAGGCTAATGTACACAGTAGATTGTCTGAAGCCTTTGAACAAAAAAACGAGTGGTTTAAATGCTCACCTGAAATAGCTAAGCGGTTTGTAGAAGCCGCCCTTGGAGATCAACATGAAGCAGCTTGAAAACTTAGTACCCGACATCTATCAACAATTAACAATGCTTTCAGACGGTGTACCGCTACCTCTAACTGAAGCAGACATAGATAAAACAATGGCAGGAATGCGCGAGGCTTTAATTTCTTGGGCTACACCCAGAGAACGTAACAAAGATTTTACTCTGCGTATGTCTAACATTGGAAAGCCTGCCCGACAGTTGTGGTACGAGAAGCGTGACGAGAATGGCCGTGGTGGTATTGACGGTGCAACTCAGATCAAGTTCTTGTACGGTCACTTGCTAGAAGAAGTTGTGTTAATGTTAGTTCGTATGGCAGGACACACAGTAACAGATGAACAAAAAGAAGTAGCAGTCGAAGGGATTGTTGGACACATGGACTGTAAAATTAATGGGGAAGTAGTGGATGTAAAGTCTGCATCTCGATTTGCGTTTAACAAGTTCAAAGAAGGACGGCTTGCACAAGACGATCCTTTTGGTTATATGGGACAGCTTGCAGGGTATGAAGCTGCTGAAGGCACAAACAACGGAGGCTTCCTTGTAATTAATAAAGAGAGCGGTGAGTTATGTATGTACACTCCTGATGATCTTGATAAGCCTAACATCAAGACACACATAAACATGCTCATCCCAGCATTAAAACTTGACACAGCGCCTGAACTCTGCTACCCTACAGTACCAGATGGAAAGAAAGGGAACATGAAAATTGCTAAAGGTTGTAGTTGGTGTAAATATAAATACCCCTGTCACAAAGATGCTAATGATGGCGAGGGACTAAGAACTTTTAAATACTCTAACGGCTTTGCGTATTTAACTAAGGTAGTATCTGAGCCACGAGTTGAGGAATTTTTATGAACGGTAAGAGAGCTAAAGAAATTAGGCGGCATACACCAGTAGTACTTGTTTCGTGGATACAGTCATTGCTAGATGAAAAAGAAGCGGCTGAGATTAACATTGAAAACTACAAGAATTTTCTACCTGTGCAAACACACTTCTTTGCAAACGGCACAATGTATTTAAACGCTTACCACCCTAAGTGGATTGTTAAAAAAATCAGACAACTTAAAAAACTATTCCCCCGTAAGAAAACAACTGAAATTAATTTGGAGTTAATACAATGGAAAGCAACAAAGAAACAAGGATGAGTATTGAAGAAATGATAATTTCCGTTGGCTCCTATCTTTTTAATGAGGCTCCCAGTGCTTCCGTTACAAACATAGAAACACAGTTCTTAAAAGATTTAAAACTTCTTTTAGAAGCAGAGCTAGAACGGAGAGAGGCACACATACATTGAAAAAATTTAAGAAGGGGTACAGAGCGCAGAGAGTTAAACGCCCTGTCGAAAAAGATGTAGTGGCTGGTTACGATTCCAACTGGGAGTATGAGCTACACTCTGGTATTCTAGATGGCTGGAGTTTTCATCCAGATAAAGTACCGTATGTTGTTGAACACAAGTATGAGCCTGATTTTGTTACACAGATTAATGGTAAGACAATCTTGCTTGAAGCTAAAGGAAGGTTCTGGGACTTTGCAGAGTTTAGTAAATATATCTGGATAAATAAAGTATTGCCAGAAGACACTGAGCTAGTGTTTCTTTTTGCAAATCCTAGCGCACCAATGCCAGCAGCTAAGATGCGTAAGGATGGAACTAGACGGAGCCACGGTGAGTGGGCAAGTGCTAATGGGTTTGTGTGGTACAGCGAGGATAGTATTCCAGACAGTTGGATTAATGTAAAAAACAAAGAGACTTTTGACTAATGGACGAATCAAATCGCAAAGATGAAAGGCGCGATAGTTTTCTTAGGAAGAAGAAGTTTAAAAAGATACAAGGTTCTTCTAAGCTAAAAGAAACTAAACGCAAAGAAAACAAAAACCTAACTAACGAGATGGCTTATGAACAAGAAACTAAATGATGTGACTCCTAGCGAGTGGGACAGGGCCGCACGTAGTAACATACCTTACGACATGACTACAGAAGAGGGTAGACAGGCAGCGTGGGCGGCTTACTCAGTACCTGCGGAGGAAGAGGCAGAGGAGATTAGCTTAGAGGGTTGCACTACTGAGATTGATTGGGGTAAGGATGAGGGCATGGAAGATTTAGTGAATCACCCAACACACTATAACTCTGGAGGCATTGAATGTATTCAGGCCATTGAAGCAAGCATGGAGCTTGAAGCATTTCAAGGGTACTTAAAGGGCAATATTTTAAAATACATTTGGAGGATGTCCTATAAGGGAAAAGCTTTAGAGGACTGCGAGAAATCCCAGTGGTACTTAAATAAATTAATCAGCACACTAGAGGACAATACATAATGGATCAGTACCAAAGTTTTATACACAAGAGCCGATATGCACGTTGGATACCAGAGGCAGGGCGTAGAGAGTCGTGGCATGAGACAGTCAATAGATACGTAGACTTCTGGAAGGATCGTGGGCAGATAGACGAGGAGGTAGCCCT